CTGCGTGGGCTGATGGGTGAGTGGTGGACCATGCCACCACGGCCGCATGTCCCTGTTCTGGTGTTGGTCTTCAGCGGTCCTGCCCGCGGCGATCTGGACAACCTGGCCGGCGCTGTTCTGGACGCTGGCAACGGGTTGATCTGGACCGATGACCGGGTGTCGGTTGTCAATTCCATGGTCCTGAAGTTCGCCAAGGCGAAGCCGAAGGACTCGTCCATCTACATGAAAGTCTTTTGGGAGAAGAGCTGATGCTGTGTCCACATTGCGGTCATCCCGAGTCGCGGATCACCGAGACCCGATCCACTGACAACTACGACCGTCGTATCCGGTTGTGCCGTGGTTGTGCCAAGACCTTCCAGACGCTTGAGCGTGTGGCGGTGCACGCCGGCAGAGCGGTTGGCTACATCGAGGTGGATTCCTCAGCCGGTCAGCTTGCGGACCCACCTGAGGATCCAGAGCCAGTCGCCGCGGCCAAGCGTGCAGCGGCTGACTACCACCCGGTAGTTGTTGGCCGTGAGCTCAACGATGTCACTGCCATTGCTCGGCCATTGCTGGTGGAGTGGTGGAACGAGAGCAGGCGCAGTAAGCACCGGCGGCAAGCCACCTGGACCCGTGCCGCGTGGCTGATGACGGTGAAGCGTGTGGCAGGCCTGCCGGAATGGCAGCAGCTGGCACTGGCCAAGGCTGGTGTTGAGCATGGCTGGCAGACCCTCAAGCCTGACTACATCAAGGACATGCAGCCACCGGTTGAGGCCGGCCTGGTGCCCAAGAACCAAGCAATGCAGGAGGCAATCTCGCGGTGGAACCTGCAGGGTGCGTGACGATCGAAACGTTCCTGGCCGTGGCCGAGATGATCGCAGCACAGCTGCGCATCAAGGACGCTGACCGGTGGACGCCAACGATCTGTCAGCTGAAGTACGTGAGCTTCACCGCGGAGTTCCCCGAGGTGAGCGATCCGCAGTTGGTGTGGGCTGCTGAGCAGTGGTTGCAGACCACTGGTGGGAAGGATTTCCTGAGGTATCCGACCTGGAAGGAGCTGATGGTTCCGCTGTATCGCAGCGAGAACGGGCTGGCGAATCGCAGCTGGGGGTTCCGCGACACCCTGCCAGCGATGTGTCAGCCCACTGCAGCACAGCTGCAGCTGTTGCCGCAGCGTGCGGTGACGATCACGACCAGCCCTGATCCGCACAACGCCGCGGCCTATCTGCCGTTCACCAGCAGCGAGCACCCTGCTCTGCCTCCTGCGCAGGATGAGGGCCCTGGTCTGACACCTGCGAAGTGGGCTGACTACCTCAACTTCTTGGCTGAGGAGGAGGTGCGATGCAGCCCCTGATCACCAACCTCGAGCTCAGGGACATCCTTGAGCGTGGGCTGGCGAGTGGGTTGTGGTCCATCAATCAGTTCAACAGGACCGCGAGGGAACCAACGCTGCCCAGCAAGGAGTTCCTGGAAGAGCATCCACAGTTCTTGGATCCTGGATTCCGGGACATGGATGCTTACCGAAGGTCTGGCCACCGGGCTTTGCTGTGAGCTGGTCAGCGTTTCGCGAGGGACAGCCCGTCAGGTTTTACACGACTGACGGGTGGAAGAAGGGGGTTGTCGCAACCGTGTATCCGAACAGCTGCAGCATCCTCTGGAGTGCCGGCAGCAATCAGAAGATCACCCGAGTATTCGATGAACGCAATGTCAAGCCTCAGTGAAGACCAACTGCTTGAGGAGGACCATCAGCTTGATGTCACCGTTGGCACGATCAAGCGCCTAATCCTGTTCGGCATGGAGCGCTACAACGAGTCCGTCAAGTCTGGCTACAAGTACGGCGAGGCCTACAACGACGGCTACATCCGTGCGCTGAAGCATGTCTTGGAAGCGGGGCAGCAGTGATGGGACGCATCCAACCCAGCTATGCCATCCCACCCACCATGGATGGCCCGCAGCCGATCCTTGGTGATGGTGTCAGCAGGCCGTTGCCTGGTGAGAGAACCAAGCTGTTCAACCTGCTGGTGACCTTGAAGGGATCCAACCCCATGAAGGTCAGCATCCTTGCTGCCACTGCCGCTAAGGCCAAGCGCTACGCCAAGAACCGCTGGCCCGATTCCAACGCGATCATCGTCAAATGACTCTGCTGAAGGACCTTTCCACGCTGTACTGGGCGCTGGGTGAGTACGGCATTGATGACCCCCGCCGGATGAAGGCAGTGGTCTTTGAGCTCAGCAAGCGCATCCGCAGCTGGGCGCCTGATCCTGGCCAAGCCAAGATCTGCCACCTTGCCATCAACGAGGTGGCTGACCGTCTCATTCGTGATTGTCAGGACGATGAAAGCGCTGATTGATGCTGAGCTGTTCCTGTACCGCTGCGCGGCAGGGGCTGAGTTTGAAGCTGAGTGGGCACCGAACGACTGGACTTACTTTTGCCGGCACGGGGAAGCGCAGGCCAGCTTCCAAGACCAGGTGGCTGAGTTCATGGACCAGCTGCCCAACTTTGATGCGGTGCTGGTCTTCAGTGAGGGGCCAAGCTTCCGGCACTCTCTCTGGCCGGCGTACAAGGCGACCAGGAAGAAGTACCGCAAGCCAGCTGGTTACGGCCGGCTGATCGAGTGGGTGAAGACTGTGGCACCTGGCCGCGGCTGGTCCATCGCAACGCTGCCTGAGGTTGAAGGCGATGACGTGCTGGGGATCCTCTGCGATCCCGGTGATGTGATCGTCAGCCAGGACAAGGACATGCTCACCCTCCCAGGCCTTCACCTGCGGGAGGAGGGCTTGATTGAAGTGACCCGCCGTGATGCGGACATGGCCTTCTACTCACAGGCTCTCACCGGTGATGCAGCGGACAACTACCCCGGCTGTCCGAAGTACGGGCCGGTGACAGCACGCAAGCTGTTGGCGGACTGTGACGACGAGTCCGACATGTGGTTTGCGGTGCGACGGGCCTACGAGAAGGCCGGCTTCGATGAGCGCTATGCGGTCACTCAGGCCCGCTGTGCTCGTATCCTCCGACCAGGGGAGTACGACCACGAGCGGGGCATACCGCTGCTGTGGAAGCCACCGGTAGCCTGATGGTGTGATGCACCTGTGTGGTGGTTCCTCTCCCGCGTCTATCCGAACAGCTGGTTGCGGCTCTGGCGGCTCAGTTCCCAGAGCGCTCTGCTGAGCTGAATTGGAATGAGAAGGAGGTCTGGTTTTACGCCGGACAGGTGTCAGTTGTTCGCTGGCTTGCCTTGAAGCTGGAGGAACAGGAGGAAGGCTTGTTCAACTTGGAGGACGGCTGATGTGCATGGGAGGCGGCCAGGCAGCCACGATCACCATGCCTGACACCGGTGCTTACGACCGGCTGGGGCAGGGTCAGATCGACGCGATGAAGTCGGTCATGGAAAGCGGCACCCAGATGAAGCAGCAGCAGCTGAACGCAGCGACGCTGGCGCAGCAGAAGGTGATGACCGACCTGCGTGATCTGCGGACGCAGCAGGCCAATGACACGTCAGCTCAAGCGGCACGGCTGGCCGCGTTGATCGGTGTGCCGCCACCGGAGAAGGCGTCAGAGGCTCCTGTGGTGGGCCGGAACCGGGGCACGCTCACATCAAAGGGCAAGGGCGCTCTGCGTATTGAGCGAGCTGTTGCATCGTCCTCTGGTCAGGGTGCTGGCCTCAACATCACCTAGGAGAACCAGCCATGTGCTTCGCGCAACCCCAGGCACCAAACATCGTCTACCAGGGCCCCAGTGACGCTGAGATCGAGGCGAACCGTGCCTCGTTGGATCAGTACCGCTCGCAGATGGGACAGCAGCAGGCGGACTTCCAGAAGCAACTGCAGGCTCAGATCGACGCAGCGAATTCCGAGACCGACAGGATCAAGCAGCAGTACGAGGCGGATGCTGCTGCAGCTGCTGCCGCGGCCGCTGCCCAGCAGACCGGCAGCTATGCGGTGACTGCATCGCAGACCGCACCGGTCAATGCTCAGACCACTGCGGCCACAACCAAGAAGGAGAAGCCCAAGAGCACGCTCAAGATCAGCACTGGCGGCGTGGCTGCATCGGCTGGCTCTGGTCTCAACATCGGGGTCTGAGCCATGTGTGCAGGTAACGCCCAACGCAACGCCGAACATGAAGCCGCCAAGCGGCAGCGCGAAGCTGATGCTGTCGCCGCTCAGCGGCAGGCTGAGATGAACCGCCTTGCGGCTGAACGGCAAGCCACGGCTGTAGCGCAGCAGGCACAGCTCTTGGAGATGCAGCAGCAGGCTGCAGCGGAGAAGGGACTGCAGCAGGCGGAAGTGGATCGACTTCAGGCGCAGCAGCAGGAGCGACTGGGTGGTCTTCGATCCATGGGCACTGCGGTGTCGCAGTCACTGCGGATCCTTGGCAGTGCTGGCAGCCAGCAGGCACCGACTGCAGCGGTGGCACCACGTCAGAAGGCGCAAGCCGGTGCCCGATCAACTACTGCATCCCTGCGAATGGGTGCAACCAGTCAGGGCAGGGGCTCTGGCGCCAACGTCGCGGTGTAACTCATGGCCACAGCAGAAGCTCGCTACCGCGCTCTCCAGCCAGACCGCGACAACTATCTCAGCCGAGCGCGGTCATCGTCGCGGTTGACGGTGCCGTATCTGATCCCCTCCAGCAATGAGCCGGTGCGGGAGAACAACGAAACCTTTGTGCTGCCATGGAATGGCATTGGCGCCAGGGGTGTTCACAACCTGGCCAGCCGTCTGCTGCTTGCCCTGCTGCCGCCCACTGAATCCTTCTTTCGCTTCACGGTGGATGAGGTGGCGATGCAGAAGCAAGAGATGCAGATGGCGCAGCAGGGGATGCCTGAGGACCAGATCGCTCAGATGAAGTCTGAGATTGAGCTGGCCCTGAACCGTCTCGAGCTGTCAGTGCTGCGCAGCATCGAGACCAGCAATGACCGGGTGGCCGTTCATGAAGCCCTGGTGCACCTGATCGTTGCTGGCAACTGCCTGCTCTATGTCAGCGAGGAAGGCCTGAAGTGCTTCCACCTGAACCGCTACACCCTGCTGCGGGACCCGATGGGCAACCCAGTTGAGGCGGTGGTGTGCGAGGAGATCAGCTATGAGGCACTGCCTGATTCCATCCGCAAGGTGATGGAGGAGGAGGACCAGGAGCTCAAGGGCATCATTGACAGTGAGGTGCCGATCCCCAAGTACGACAAGGCTGTCCGCATCTACACCCACATCGTCTGGGAAGGGAAGAGGGTCCGCTGGCACCAGGAGATCAAGGGCAAGGAGATTGACGGCACACAAGGCAGTGCATCAGCTGAGGCATCGCCCTGGCTGCCGCTGCGCATGATCCGCGTGGATGGCAGCAGCTATGGCCCTGGCTATGTGGAGTCGGCGTGCATCGCTGATCTGCAGACCGCTGAAGCACTCAGTCAGGCCATGGCTGAGGGTGCGCTGGTGTCGGCCCAGGTGAAGCACTTGGTCAAGCCGAGTGGTGTCACCAATGCCAAGCAGCTGGCTGAAGCACCGAACGGTGCCTACCTGCCTGGCAACCCGGATGATGTCTTCACCATCCAGACCCAGAAGGGTGGTGATCTGAACGTGGCGATGTCCGCTCTGCAGCGGATTGAGGCACGTCTGGCCCAGGCCTTCATGCTCGCTGACATGCGTGACGCAGAGCGTGTCACGGCCGAGGAAGTCAGGCTTCAGGCCCTGCAGCTGGAGAACAGCCTGGGATCGATCTACGCCGTGTTGACGGTTGAGTTCCAGAGCAAGTACATCGCCCGCAAGCTCGAGCTGTTCACCCGCAGCGGTGGGATGACACAGCTGCCGGAGGGTCTGGTGAAGCCAATGGTCAGCGTTGGCCTGGCTGCTGTTGGCCGCGGCAACGACCTGGAGAAGACCGCTCGCTTCATGCAGATCCTGCAGCAGACGATCGGCCCTGAAGGGATTGCCCAGTACGTGATCCCAACAGAGCTGATCCGCCGTCTGGCCAGCTCGATGGGCATCAGCCCGTTGGGTCTGGTGAAGACCGACCAGCAGCTTGCTGCAGAAGCGCAGCAGGCCCAGCAGCAAGCGATGGCCCAGCAAGCCATGGCCGCTGGGATGGCCGACCCTCAGAAGTTGGCCAATGCTGCCGCCACGTCTCAGGAGATGGCGATGGCACAACAACAACCCCCTGAAGAACCAACCGCATGACCAATTCCAATCTCGTCCTCAGCCAGCCCGAAGCCGAAGCAACGGGGATGGTGGCCCCTGGTCAGGAGGCGCTGCTTGATGAGTTCGTTGCCGAGCAGGAACAGGAAGAACAGCAGCGGATCCTTGGCAAGTTCAACTCACTCGAGGAGCTCGCCAAGGCCTACCAGGAGCTGGAGAAGAAGCTGGGTCAGCCGAAGCAAACCGACCCAGCCGAAGCACCCTCACCTGTCCAGGGTTACACAGCTGAGCAGGCCGTCCAGACCTACGGGCAGGAAGCAGTTGAAGCCCTGGCCGGAAAGGGTCTGAACCTGGCTGAAGTGATGTGGCAGGCCGATCAAGGCCAAGACATCAGCAGCCACTACGACTCTCTTGCTGAGGCGTTCAATGTCCCGCGGCAGCTGGTGGAGGCCTATGTCACCAAGACTCAAGCTCCTCCTGCTGCAGCAGCTGACAGCCCGGTTCTGTCTGAGCAGGATGCTGCCCAGCTCAAGGCGATGGTGGGCGGTGACGACGGGTTCCAACAGCTGAGTGCCTGGGCGCAGCAGAACCTTGATCCAGCTGAGCTGGCTGATTACAACGCCGTGGTGGACAGCGGCAACAAGCAGGCGATCAGCTGGGCGCTCAAGGCCATCCAGGCCAAGGCATCAGGGCCTGCTGCACCGAGCGAGCCGAAGCTGATCAGCGGTGGCCGGCCGCCTGCGGTGGAGAAGTTCGAGTCCAAGCAGCAGGTGCTCGATGCGATGTCCAAGCGCAACGAGAAAGGCCAGAAGCTGTACGAGGTGGATGACGCCTACCGCCAGAAGGTCCGTGAACTGCTCGCCAGGAGTGATGTGTTCTAGTACCTTCAGGGCAGGGATTACTCCTCACCCCTGCAACTGACGGGCCCCTGCGGGGATAACCCGAGCTGGTGAAGGTGGAAGTGAGAACCGATCACTTCTCTTTACAGACTCATGGCTACTCCTCCCGATGCCGCGCTGCAGCGGATTGGTCAGATCAAAGGCGATGCCGCCACGTGGGGCCCTGGTGCCGCCGGTCTTGACAAGGACCGTGCACTCTTCCTGAAGCTGGGTGCTGCTGAAGTGCTCACTGCTTTTGAAGAGGCTTGCATCTTCAAGGGCAAGACCCGCGAGCGCAACATCCGCGGTGGCAAGAGCGTTGCCTTCCCCATCACGGGCAAGATGGCAGCTCGCTACCACAAGCCGGGCACCCCGATTCTGGGCGAGGGCAATGATCCCTCGGACCTGAACGAGCGGGTGATCAACCTCGATGCTCTGATGATCGCTGATGCGGCCATCCCTGAGCTTGATGAGCTGATGGCGTACTACGACGTACGTTCCATCTACACCACTGAGCTTGGCCGTGCTCTGGCCTATGAGTACGACAAGCGTGTTGCCCGCATGATCTTTGCGGCTGCCAACACTGCCACCGAGCCCCTGGCCAAGACCGGTGCCGCCAAGCCCGCCGGCCCCGCGGACAACCGCGGTCGCGTGGGTAAGACCATCACCCTCGGCACCGGCTATACCGGCGCTGGTGCCACCCGTCAGGCCAAAGGTGACGCCCTGGTGGAAGCCATCTTCGATGCGCGTATTGCGCTTGAGAAGAAGGACGTGGGCATTGATGGTGTTGTGGCTGTCTTCACCCCTGAGGACTACTACGCCATCACGATGAGTTCGAGGGCGATCAACGCCGACTTCGCGGGTGGCGCATCCAATGGCACTATTGCCGATGGCCGCACCATGCGCGTGGCTGGCATCCCTGTGTATGCCAGCAATCATCTGCAGCAGCCTGCTTACGCCCTGGTGGCCGGCGACTACAACGCCGACTACGCCCAGGACCTGAGCAAGTGCCACGGCCTCATCTTCAACAAGGATGCGGTTGGCGTGCTGACCCTGATGAGCCCCTCCCTGCAGGTGACTTCTGGCGACTGGAACATCCAGTACCAAGCCTCGCTTCTTGTCGCAAGGCAGGCGCTCGGCATGGGCATCCTGCGAGCTGAATCGGCTGTGGCTCTTGTCACTGCCTGAGCCAGACTGCTTCTGGAATGTTCGGGGGTCAGCTACGGCTGGCCCCTTTTTTCGTGCCATCTACCATGAGGCTTGCACCTGTGCACTGGTCTGATGGGCCTGTCGAACCAAGGCAAGACGCCTGGCAGGACCACCCTGCTCGAGGCTGTGAACACCTTGCTCACGAATGTGGGCGAGCAGCCGGTGGACAGCTTGGACAACCAGCAGATCCAAGACGCACGGATTGCTGAGAGCACGATCCTCGAGTTCCACCGTGAGGGCCAGGTCCGCGGCTGGAGCTGGAACCGTGAGGACGCTTACCCGTTTGAGCGGGACACGGCCAGCGGTGAAGTGGTGGTGCCGGCCAACGTGGTGAACTTCACGGTGAACCCGTACCAGTGGGATGGGCGGTTCATCGTCAGGGGGCAGCGGGTCTATGACCTGTCGGAACGCACCTACAAGATCGACCCTGCGGTCTGCCCCATCCAGGCTGATGTGGTCTGGCTTCTGGACTGGGACGAGAGTCCTGAAGCGTTCAACCGCTGGGTGACGATTCGCTCAGCACGGGTGTTCGCAGCACGGGTGCTGGGCGATCGCGGCACTGTGCAGTACACGGCACTGGATGAGCAGGCCGCGTTGACCGAGCTGATGCGTGTTGAGCTGGACCAGGCCAAGCCGAACAGCTTGACCGGTGGTCCCAGCTTGCGGCCGTTCCCCACCTACGAGGCTGGCCGCGGCCTGCTGCGTGGCACGTTTGGAGGCAGGGTCATTGGCTGATCTGGTCTCCTACACGATCCCCTCGCTGATCCAGGGGGTCTCTCAGCAGCCTGATGCGCAGCGTGATCCAACCCAGGCTGAGATCCAGGTCAATGCGGTGTCCTCGATTGCTGAGGGTCTGAGGAAGCGGGACAGCACGCACACGCTGGCCAGGGTGAGCACCACACCGTTTGGTGATGCGTTCATTCATACGATCCTGCGGGACAACACTGAGGAGTACCTGGCGGTGATCACCAAGACGGTGATCCGGGTGTTTGATCTGCAGGGCGGGGAGAAGACGGTTAACGCCCCTGGGGGGTATGGGTATCTGGCCAGCGTGACGGATGCGCGGCAGCAGATCAGATCGCAGTCGATTGCGGACTACACCTTCATCCTCAACACCAACACAGCAGTGGCGATGAACCCTGCTTTGGCACCGGCAACGCCTAGGCCGAAGGTGCATGAAGCCCTGGTGTGGGTGCGTGCTGCGAACTACGGCCAGGAATACAAGGTCAACGTCAACGGCACTGAGGCCAAGGTGACGACCGCCGTGGCACCGGTGGTGAGCAGCGGCACCACGGTGACCGAGAACCGGATCAGCAGCGCCAACATCGCTGAATCATTGCGGCTGACCTTGACGGCTGGGCCGGTTGCGACGTTCACGCAGGCGCTGTTCCCCACCAAGCTGAGCGGGACCAAGACAGCACTGCCGACCACCAGCAACGGGTTAGGCAGCGGCATCAAGGTGGACATCGTTGGTGATGGCACCAATGCCACGGCCGTCACGATGTCAACCGCAGGGACGGCCTATGTGGTTGGCGACAAGGTGTTCGTTGCCAAGTACCTGCTGGAGGGTGGCTCTGACAGCACACCGGTTGAGGTTGGTCAGGTTGGGGCCTTGGGCCCAGCACCGCTGAGCGGTGTGACCATCACCCGCTCAGGCTCAGTGCTGTGGGTGCAATCTGACAACCCGATCACGCTGGCTGCCAGCGATGCCAGGGCCAATGCCGACATCACGGCGATTCTGAGCCAGGTGCAGGCGTTCACCGAGCTGCCCACCATTGCCCCGAAGGGTTATCAGGTGGAGATCACGGGGGATCCGGGCAACAACTTCGACGGGTACTACGTGAGCTTCACGCCGAAGTCTGGTGACTTTGGTGAGGGCACATGGTCTGAGACGGTGAGCCCCGGTGTGGAGTACAAGCTGGATGTGGCGACGATGCCCCATCTACTGATCCGGCTGCCGGATGGGACGTTCTATTTCGGTCCAGCCAATGGCAGCACCCAGGGCACGGTGACGATCCCTGCCTGGGGGCAGCGCACGACAGGTGATTACCACACGGCACCTGACCCGAGTTTCATCGGGCATCCCATCAACGATGTCTTCATCTACAAGAACCGTCTGGGGTTCCTGGCTGATGAGAACGTGATCCTCAGCCGGGTGCGGGAGTTCTTTGAGTTCTTCCCGGAGACCGTCACCACGGTGTTGGACACGGATCCCATCGACGTGGTGGCCAGCAACAACCGAGTGTCAGTGCTGCGCTATGCGGTCCCGTACCAGGACGAGCTGATCCTGTTCAGCGCTCAGTATCAGTTCCGCTTCAATGCGGCTGAGACAGTGCTGACGCCGAAGACAGCGCAGATCACGGTGCTCACTCAGTTCGAGGTGGACACCACCGTCAGACCCCAGCAGGCGGGTGGCGGGATCATCTTCTGCCAGGTCAACGCGCAGTGGAGCCAGTTCCGTGAGTTCAGTGTCCGCGGTGCGGGAACTGCGCTGACGGCTGATGCGTCTGACCTGACGGGGTATGTCTCGGCTTACATCCCGTCTGGGATCTTCAAGATGACGGTGAACGACACGGGTAACTCCCTGTTCGCCATCAGCGGGAAGGCTGGCTACGAGAAGCGGATCTACACCTACAAGTGGTACTTCCGCAACACCGGCCAGGGTGCTGAGCGTGCCCAGTCCAGCTGGAGCCACTGGGAGTTCAGCGGTGTGGATGAGGTGCTGCAGGTGATCTGCATTCGCGAGACCCTGTACTGCCTGATGCGGTACGGCCAGGAGGTGTACCTGGAGATGGTGCCGGTGATGGACCGGATGGCATCAACCAGCGGGGTTGGTTATCCGCTGCTGTTGGACCGGCGGGTGAGCACCACCACGGCGACACCGGTTGCGATGCGGATGGCCAAGGGTGTCTACGACGCTGTGACCAACAAGACCACGTTCACCCTGCCGTATGAGGTGAAGGGCAAGACCGAGCTGTGGAGTGGCACCGCTGGCCCGGTTGGGCTGTATGGCTTGTTCAGTGCTGGCGTTCGCCTGGGCGAAGCAACCAGCGGGAACACCATTGTGGCTCGAGGGAACTGGTCAGCGGCTGAGGTGTACGCCGGTGAGCCGTATGAGTTCAGGTACCGCTTCACGCGTTTCAAGATGATGCGCGAGATCGGTGGCGGCAAGGCAGCGGTCAATGCGATGAGGACGCAGGTTCGCAGCGCCAAGCTCCGCTTCCACGAGACCGGTTACTTCCAGGTGCATGTGCTGCCAGAGCATCGCAGCGAGGGTGTGTACCGGTTTGATGGAGCCACCAGTGCTGTGCGTGGCGCGAAGATTGGCGCCCCTGCCCTGCTGGATTCAAGCGAGCCGCAGTACAGCGAGGGTGTGTTCAACATCCCGATCCTCAGCCGTGGTGAGCAGTGTGCGGTGGAGATCCGCAACAGCACCCCGCACCCTTGCAAGTTCAGCACGTGCGAGTGGGTTGCACTGGTGACTGGCAGGGCGAGGTCACTGCAATGAGGTGGACGGACCCGACTGCTGAGAGGGCGTACTACGTGGCTGCGAACGTCCGAGCTGAGGACCGTGACGAGGTGTGGCTGAGCCACCGGCTGCCGGGTGCTGAAGCGGTGGTGCAGAGCTGGAAGGGGAGTGAGCTGTGCCGCTGCATCGAGACCAGCGATGGCGAGCCGGTTGGTCTGACGGGTGTGTGCGGTGATCGGATCTGGCTGCTTGGCACGGAGGGTTTGACAGCTACGCGGTCAAGAAGATTGCAGTTGTGCATTGAGGGGCGAGGATGGGTAGAGCATTGCTTGAAGCATGTGGGCGGGCCGATTGGCAACGATGTCTACGCGAAGAACCGGATGTCGATCCGCTGGCTACGGCACCTGGGGTTTGAGGTTGAGGAACCGCGGCCGATTGGTTTGAGCGGTGCGCTGTTCTGCCGTTTCTGGAGGGAAGCCTGATGGTGCTGCCATTTATCTTCGGTGCTGCCAACGCTGGCCTTGGGATTCTTCAGGGGATTGCTGGCAACCAGGCTGCCAAGCAGGACTACATGAATCAGGTGGCGTTTCAGAACGCCAACAACCAATTCGCCAGATGGCAGGCGGGCTTTAACGCTCGCGTTAATGATGCGAACAATCAATACAAGTATTGGGCCGATACGGTCAACTACAACCAGAACCTTGCGTACACCAACAGCCTGCGTAATGTTGAGCTGCTGAAGTCAATCCGTCAGGCAGAGACGGTTGCTCAGGTTCGCTCAGCTGCTGGTGCTGCATTTCTCCAGGACAGTGACGCTATTGGTCAGGCTTACACCGAAGCATCCATGCAGGAAGCTGTTGCACTGCAGCAGTATCAGTGGCGGGCATTGCAGGGTCAGTCATCGGTGCAAGCGATGGCGATGGAAGGCAACAGCGTTGACCGGTTGGTGAATGACTATGCCCGTCAGCTGGGTGACTACGAGACGCTGCAGGCAATCAACGAGGGCATCAGGAAGCGGCAGTACGGCAGAGAGCAAGCGGGCCAGCTGGCGCAGTATCTCAGCCGCTGGCAGTCGCAGCAGTTCTACGACGAGCAGACCTATCTGGATCCTGTTGCACCGTTTGCACCGCTGCCCACGTTGATTCAGCCAGCAGGGCCATCAATGACTGGCAGCGGACCAAGCAGTGCTGCTGGTTGGATCAATGTTGGCACTGGCATCCTTGGTGGTATCAGCGCTGGGATCTCAATGAACAACCAGCTGGGTGGCTTAAGAAGACCCTCGAGCTCAACAGGTCCTGGCACGGGAGGTAACTGATGGCTGAGCGTCTTCCATTTGGTGAGATCCGTCCTGGTGCGCGGCCGATCGGTGCGTTCATCCAGCCCGGTCAGCAGAACGTTGCTGGTGCGGCCAGGCCACAGATGCTGGACAACCCGTCTGGCATCAGCACGATTCAGCGTGCCAGCGGCGGCAATGTTCAAGGCTTCAACCAGGCTGCCCAGCTTGCTGAAGCGCTGGCGCCATTCAGCCGTGGGTTGATGGAT